TCCCTATAAGAACCGCCCAATTGGCGGTTTTTTTGCTTGTTCTTTGCGAATTTAGTATAATAGGGACAGCAAAAATAGAAAAGAGAAATGCATGAAAATTCGCGGAATATTCTTCTAGTTATTCTTATAGCTCTTTTTAAGCTATTAACCCTTGATTGTATAAGGTTTTAGAAGAAATTATATATCATACAAGGTATTTGATGTTCTCTCTTAGTCCACAAAAAGGTGAACAAAAAAAGCCCTAAAAAAAAGGGCGTGAAAATTATGAGTTCAGCAGGCAAGAAACTAGCACGGTCAAACGTGCTTTTTTAATTGCTTGATGTCATTATACCATATTTTGCTTTTTGAATGTAACGTATCTCACCAGGGCATAATACTTTTTTAAAAAGAAATGTTGTATGTTAAAATGAGATAAGGAACTGGTTTGGCACCCTATGGCCTCTTTGAGGTCGGCGCCTAAGTCAGTTCCTTTTTGTAGTTCGAGATAGAGCAACAAGGATATAAAAATCATGTCTTATACACCAATAAAGCGCCCTCCCGATAGCTTTTAGCAAAATCAAGCAAGATTTCAGTTTTAAGGCACTTATACTCTATTTTATCAACGCAAAGCACTTTGTATAAATCGCAAAGCTTTTTGGTCTCTTTTGGCTTTTTTGTAAACAAATTAGCGAATATCTCACGCTTTACCTCGTCCAGATTATCTCTGTAAGCTTCAATCTCTGTAACCAACTCCACTGCCTTATCCTTGAATGCTCCATGCTCGTTTTTTCGTTCCGCTAGTGTATGCAGCGATTTGTAACTTTTTAGAAAATAGTAGGCTCTTCGTGTGCTCTCTATTTCATCTAAAACCATATAGCTTAATCCTTTCCCTTTTAAGTAAAAATATTGTATACTAAAATTAAACAAAGGAAGTAATCTTGTTCCCCTTGTCCACTGTGTGGTCGGAATGATGGTTTCTTCCTTTTTTGTACTCCTGATCACAATATAAGCACCCTGACAACTGCAACGTGCTTATAATATAATTTTAACTTCCTTAATTTCGTACTCGAAGAGTTTCGTCCATCGTATTCCTGACTTAACTGACAGCGCATCATATTCTTCATCAAAGATATCTTTATCCTCATAAAGACAGATACCTTCAAATTTTTGATTATCAATATCAATAATTCTGACAACTTTGTTATTGAATTTCTTGAGTTCCATCAGTCTCCCCCTTTCTCAGTATGTCAGTAAAATGAACATCAGTTAGCCTATATTTAAATGAATTGATTGTCTCATTGCTTATTTTCAGGGGTGATTTTGTTTAACCAAGCATTAGACTAGTATTCTTCAGAAAAAGGCCTTGTCAATCAATCGCTCATATTTCTCAATGGCATTATACTCAAAATCTTGAAATTTCGCCACAGATATAGGAGTGTTTTTGATATCTAAATCAGATATAGAATTATTTTCTTAGGTTAACTGCCCCAAAGTTCAAACAAGCAGAATTTCCTCTCTTTTCCCTTTCTTTTCAAGCAAAAATGTTGTATACTCTAAGTGATGAGGATTGGTTTCGTGCCCCTTGTCCGTTTTCACGGTCGGCACTATAGTCAATTCTCTTTTTTTATGCTCTGATAAGGCTCCCTTGCTTTCTTTCAGGCCGATTAACTTTCTTTCTTCAGCTGCAGCCTTTTTCTCCGAACTCCATTTTTTAGAATAGACAATCTGCCTGCGCCCACTTCCTGAAGGTAGTCAACAGGACACCTGGAATTACTGTGCCTCTTATATACTTCAATTAGGAGTCTGGATAATTATAAGCTCCTGCTATACCCTTAAATCAAGATTCTACTGTCTAGCTGATTTACAAGGCCGTCTAACTTATATCGATTTAAAATCGAACTATGAACAGAGGTCTTGTTTTTAGATTCATCATTCAGAATATTTTAGATAAACTATGAGTACACGATTGCTTTGTCATAATCACCGCCTAAAAAGCCCTCTAACAACCTCTTAGCTATATTGCAATACCCAATGCCATCTGATAAATTAGAAGCTGTTAAAGAGCCACTCAGAGCCTCAGAGAGAGTCCGACCGTCATTCTTCCTGAAGAGGTAGAGGCCTTTCTGGCGCTGAGTTATCAAAAAAATATAGGGGCAATATCTTTAACCTTTACCCTGACCTGACTCTTGAGCATTCGCAGGCTTATCAGAGCCCTTTATGCCTGTCAAGTCTCGGATGATATCAGCATCAAGATAGCCAGGTATTGCTTGATTGAGCTTGATAGCTCCATCACCAATCATGGTCAAGGTGTTAGCGTCTGCCTCAAAGAGAGGTTCCCATTTCGCGACCGTATTCACAAACTGACTGCGCAAGTATTTCCATTCATCACGCAAGCAAGCTGCTACATACGCCACATTCAGCAAACCAGACCCAAGAGAGCGCTGTGCCTTGCGTCCAGCAAGTCGCAGATTCTCATGGCTTGCCCTGATAGCTTCTGCAGAGGATGGATTGTCTGATACAAAGCCAAGGTCATCGAGTGTCAATCCCATTTCACCAGCAAAACCGGCCGCTGCTAGTCGAAGCTGTTCGGTAAATGGTGACATGTCCGATGTAGTGAACTGACCAACTGTAGGCTTCTCCTCGTCGTCATCCTTGGTGAACTGCAGCATGCTGGAGACAGTTGCTTTCCAAGTATCCATTGGCTCAGCGTCTTGACTCAATCCCAAGACATACTTTTGAGGGAATGAGTAGAACTCAGCTGTCACATCGGCTCGCTCAAGTGTCCGTTTAGCATACCTCTGATATGACATACAAGCCCTTGTTATCCTTGACCGTCCAAAAGGACGCACAGCATCTGGTCTATGAATAATCGGAACTAATAAAGGAGTACCTGCAGGATTTGGAATCATGAAATCTTTTCCTTGTTTCAACAAATACCAGGTTTCTGTCGGTGTGAAATAAGCCTCTAAAACGGGCACCCCATACTCATCCCTTTTTAATACTGCATATCCTTCGGTTAGTAAGCCAGTGATAGGATCTATCACACCAGTAGCGTTGCTGGCCTCGATTACTTGTAGTCTAGGTGTATCATCTTCACCTTTAGAGATATAGACGAAAGCACAAGAGCCAATTAAGGCTGATAAGATGACCGAGTCAAAAAAGACATCAGGATTATTTGCCTGAAAAATCTCATTAACCTGAAAATCATCGTTTTCAAACTCTCGGAACACCAAACGATCCGCAAGGCTATCAACACCCTTAGCAGCCCATCCAAGAACAGCTCTATACTGTTCACGAATATTAGCTGGTATCGTGATGCTAATCATTCTCTCACGATATTGCATCGCGTACTGCTTATATCTCATGTCAACCCTATCCCTGACATTTGCCAGCTTATTTCTTAGATAAGGTATTCCTTTTAAATCCATTTTGTTTTCATATCCTTTCATTTCGCGCGAGAAAATTTGTACAGTGACGGCGTGAAGCTCTCAAACTCCAAAGGGGAGGGGGCTACCCCCCATACCAGATTTTAAAAAGAAAATTTTAAAAATAATTATTTAGTTCTTTTGTCATTTTTCTCATTGCATCATCCAGCGCCTTTTCATCATCTGTCTTTACACCGTGAGCTTTTTTAGAAGCTTCTAGCTGTTGTTTTGCTTCAAGTTCTGCTGCTTGATAGCCTGCAGCTTCTCGCTCCTCTTTCATCTTGTTCAGTGATTTCATCCAGAGTTCTTGTGTTGAATCATATTGAGCTTGAGACTTTCGTCTTATCGCTTCTAGGCCTTCCTCTGCTTTCTTGCATCGCTCTTCTTGTTCCTGGGTTGCTCCCTCAACCATTTTGTCATACCAAGAATAAGGATTGTTCTGTTCTGTTTCTGTCATATTGTAGTCTCCTGGTTCTTTCTATTACTTTTTGTTATGGTTTATTATTATCAATGATCAAGAATGTGATCAAAAAGTTTTTCTAATTGATTTTTGTAGTGATATAAGGCTTGTCTAGGTTCATAAGAAATACCGAAATAGAGGTTACTAATTATTGCACCATCTTTGCTTTTTTTATAATCCTCATTATTCTTACCTAGCTCTTTGACAATTTTCTTTAATAATGCATCAATGCTTTGAGTTTTTTCTAAGGATTTATCTCCTATTTTATTGATTTCTGTAATTTTTTCATAAGCTAATTCAAAGTATGTTTTTTGTTCCTCGTTTGCGAATTTTTCAACATCTTTAATCATTGCATGAAATTCTTCGTAAGGAATCAAAGGGGAGTTTTTCAATGTGGTTAATTGTTTGTCATAGAACTCTCTTGTATGTTCTGCAATCCATAAGTCGTCCTTAGCTTTGACATATTTTTGTGAATCGATTTCTTTTTGAGCCTGTATCAGCTTTTCTTGAGCATTTGAAACGGCTTGATTCGCCTTAACCAATTCAGCTTCAGCTTTCTGAATATCTTTTTTATTTTGTTCAATCATTTTTTCGATTTTAGTTTCAATAGTTTGTAGTGTTTCCATGTTTCGTTCCTCATTTCTTTTGTCTTTTTTGATAGTACTTATTGTTTTCGATTTTCTACTGGATCTTTGTTGTTCACCTTTTACCCTCTTGACTAAAAAGAAAAAGAGACGCAACAAAAAGCTACTTAGCTTTAATGTTACGCCTCTAGTTGTCTAGTCAGCTATCTTTCTTTAATTGTTGTTTCAATCTGGATAATTCTTCCATCTTGACTTGTGAATACCACATTTCCATAGTCTGGTATTTTCTTCATCTCAATTATACCATTTTTTGGGAAAATAATAAAGTTATCCTGTAAAAATGGCGTGTAATCTTTACTCATATTTACCTATTTTTCCTTTCTTCTACAGTATCCTGAATTTAACATATCTTACATTCTGTTAGATTCAACTAGTCTCGCTCAACCTTAGTCTTATCAAGGCATTGAGCTGTTTTTCTAAAAATGAATTTACAAACTCTCAATATGTTAAATACAATAGATTTTTATTGCTAAAATTCAATGTATTTCCAACCGTGCCATGATAGTTTATGAAAATCCTAGACCATGAGCTACTTACTGTATTTCTAATTCCTCTGAGCTAGAAAATTGCTAATATATGATGTAGTTTTAAGTTTTTTTCTAATTGAGGATGGTTTTTCTCTCAATTGATGCCGGTTTTGATGTCGGTTTTTATTTTTGAAAATCCAGTATTACCAAGGGTTGATGACGGATGAGGACGGTGATACGGTTTTTTTTAATTTCTTTTTTAATTTCTTTTTTTTATTCCTTTATTTTTTATTTTTTCTATTTTTCTTAAAAATATCCGTCATCAATCATCAAAAGGGTACTCAATATATGATAATAAAGGATTTTTGCTTTTCACCTATCCGACATCTTGCCGGCATCATCCGTCCTCCAATTCCCTGTTTTTCAAATAACCCTTTTCTTGCCCTCTCTTTTCTATTCCCTTGCCTTGCATTCTATCTGTGCTGTAGTTTTTAGCTGCATAGTGAGGGAGGTCTTCCTTAGGTGAAAATCCTCTTGGCAACATTTGACCAGCTGGAATGTTGGCTTTGCCAGGTTTAAAACCATCTGGAAGATTGTTTTTAATCTCTCTATGCAGAGCATTGGGAGTCAGATCATTTTCTATCTGATAATATTCTTTAAAGCTCAGCCAAACCCACCAGACAAAGGAGTTAGGGAGAAAGGAAGATACTAAGTTTTTCTTAAAGAAATTGCGAGTAAAGGATACCACCTCATTCACCTCTTCTTGAAAGTCGTAAACTGCTTTTTGAGACGCTTGAGGATTTAACTTTAAATCTGTCTTAGTGTTTAAAGCTAGGCAAAGTAAATACTCTAGTACCTCTCTACGGCAGATATAGTCATCTTTGATGGCTGGGTTTACCTTTCCAGCAAAACCGCCTTTAAATGGCAAAATCCGGAATCGTCGACCAATAGCATCAGAATCACCGTTTATGATAGGCAGACCATTGGATGACTGGATGATAGTCATTTTTAAATTGACAGAGTAGGGTGTTTTCCCTTTTTCTTCAATTTTGATAGGATCTCCAGTGGTTAAACTAAAGAATGTCGATACATCTTTGATTTTCACTCGAACTTGGACATCATCACCTATTACAACGGTCTTGCCTACCAGTACAGAGGTCTCAAACCGGCTTTTATTCACCTCGTTTATTTTTAGGTTTGCCACATTTTGAGCGCCTACAAGATTTTTTATCAGCTCTTGAAAGGTTCCTTTACCAGTTCCCCCTTTGCCTAGTAGCCAAAAAACATTTTTCAAGCTCTCGCCTGTGACGCTGGCTTTGATGATCTGCAGTGCCATCCTATACAGTTCATCGTCTCCTCCGAACAGATTTTTCAGCCATTCAGTTACTTTCCAGCCTTTTATATTAGGTTCTTTTGCATCTGCAATATAATTACAGTCAATCTTCCTAATTACAAGCTTTTGGGGGCTAAATGGCTCTGTTTCGCCGGTTTTAGCATTGTAAAGCAGATTTCCCAATGCAGTATAACGATTATCAGCTTTTCTGCTGATGGCTGCTCTGGATAGCTTATAAATGACATCAAGGGCCTTGCGTTCCGTCAGCTCTGGATTGATAACGAAAATCAAATCTTTTATAAATTCCTCGTTTGTCTCGTAGAAGCCCCTATCAGGGTTGTAATAATACAACGGCTCTCGTTGGCCCTCCATGTCATTCTTTAATCTGACAAAGTGTAGCCGTTGGCTTAGAAATTCAGCAATTTGTAATGCGCTCCGAGGCATTTTCCTTGCGGCGGCTTTCCTAGCCTTTTCCTCGGCTGTCTCTTCTGCAGTTTCTGGAGCTGTTGACAAGGCTTTCTGATAAGTCTGTTCGTACAAACTTTGGAGATCATCTTTTAAAAGCTTCCTAACGCCCTTGAAAGTCTTAAAATAACAGTCTTCTTGGGGCTGTCTTCGTTCCTGGTTGTCCAGTTCCGTTGATTTACCTTGCTCTATCCCTCTGTCATCCTCGATAATCGACTGTATGATTTCTTTTTCTGTCAAGTTACACCCCTTTCTAAATTGCTTAATTCTTTAATAAAATATCTGGCAAGGGCTGGGCGCTTCACAATAGCGGAGAATAGCCCTGCTATATCTTCACAACTATAACCATTGATATATAGCAAGCGGACGAATAAGGCTGTTTCTTGCTTGGTGTAAAGGCCTAGCGTCAAAGTTTCTAGTATCCAGCCAGTCAGTTTTATCCCGGTTCCCTGGCGGTTTTCTTTGATTCTGACTTTTTCAAGGTCTTTTAAGACGGTTATTAGTTCAGGCTTAGCCAGAGATATTGGCATATCTCTTACTAATTTCCAGCCGGCTAGTTTCAGATCCTTGCTTTCTAGCTTTCTAAATTTGATGCCTTTATAAGTGAATTCTGAAATATAAACATCCAGTGGCTCAAAATAGAGGAACTTGTAGTAATTCCCTTTTTTATAGACAGCAGTGGGGTTTTCTTTCAAGAAGCTAAACAGTTTCATAGTCTGAGGAGTAAAAGTTAATTCCATAATTGTATTCATGCTCTTCCTCCGTTATCATCTACTCCCAGGAAAATCAAAATATCTTTTATTTTGTAAAATACCTTACGAGTATCTTCGAGCGGCGGCTGGTAGCGCCTCAAACCTTCCGACTCCCAACGTTTCAAAGTGTTGGCCTTAATTCCTAATTCCTCTCGGACCTCCACAGCAGACATTAAACCCAGGTGTTTAGCTTTTGGACGTGCATAGGATTCCAAGAAGCCAGCAACCAGAGATAGAGCCTCTGTTTTTAATTCTTTTTCAGTTTCTGCGCTGAATAGTGCCATATCAAGGCCACCTCCTCTGATTTGCCATGACCTTGCCGGCAATTTTCCCTAGAGTTTTATTCATAAGCAATATTTTTTTATCTTGCTGCTCCAATAGGTCCAATGTTTGACACAATATCTTGGCCATAAGTTGCTGGTTTTCTCTTGTTGGCTCATTCTGGCAAGTTTCAATAGCTTTAAGGCTTTCTTTTATTGCTTTGATATCTTTAGACTTAATCAATGTTCGTGCCTCGCTTTTTTCTTTTTAGATTTTCAATTTCCTTAGCCATGCTGCGAATGGTTTTCTGTTGTTCTTCCAAAATCCCAATTATTCTGCCTATATGGTTACTTATTCCAATAGCGAACTCACAAACCATGCTATTGAATGATCCATCATTCTGAAATTTTGCTAGATTTGCTTCCTGGTCTTTTAACTCCTGCATATACTCAGAGAAATTGACAATATTATTGCTTAATTCAAAT